CTCATATTTGTTCATCTCTGTGTCATGAGTATCAGCAAGAGATTTGCTCCAGGCTTTTAAAACCACCCTATGTTTGTAATGGCTGCGAAGCCAAATCGTCCTGTACATTGGAGAAAAGGATCTTTTCAAAAAGAATTTATTTCACTTATAATATTTAATACAAGCCATTGGAAGGTAGGTAAAATAATGGATTTAGGAATAAGACTTAAACAACTTCGAATTGAGCGAGGCTTGAATCAAATAGATATAGCAAATATGTTAGGGGTAGAACGTAGTACATATGGGAAATATGAAACAGGAGACAGTTCCCCTGATTATGATAAGCTTATTCAACTTAGCAACTTTTATCAGGTCAGTATTGATTTTTTGCTAGGAAAAACTGATATCAAAAGCCCCATCGAGACCATCGCCGCTCACCATGATGGCGAAGAATGGACTGAGGAAGAATTGGCGGAAATAGAAAGATTTAAAGAGTTTGTGAGAATGAAGCGACAGCAGCGTAAGAAAAATGAATGAAGTTATGGGTGATTGAATGTCTAACACAAAAAATACTAAACCTTCAAATATAGAGCCGCATATTTTCTCAGTTACCCAGAGAGCTAAAGAATTGGGGCGTGACCTTGTAAAAATATCTACTCACAAAACCGATTGCCCATTATGCAAGCCTTGGCAGGGAAAAATCTTAAGCATCACAGGAAGAACAAAAGGATACCCTACGCTGGAAGAAGCAAGAAAAGCAGGCCTCTTTCACGAAGGCTGTAGGCATGCTATGGGATTATATATTGACTTGGATAAAGAGATAGAAGAATTAGAAAGAGAACTGAGGACACCTCGGAAACAAGCAGCACAGCCAAAAGGCTGCGGATGTGGTACAATAATTGCTTTGTTAGGCATGATTGCATTAATTATTATAGTAGTTGTTATTATTATTTCTTAAAGGTGGTGTGTTTATATGTTTTGTTCAAACTGCGGTCATGAAATAACTGGTAATTTCTGCTCAAATTGCGGCGCTCCAAGAGAAAAGACTAATGATACATATACTGATAACACGTCAGTAAGTACAGAGAATATTAACGGAACCGAAGTGGATTTAAAAAACATTGTTGAAACATATGGCCGAGATAGAATAAGTGCAATAAAATATCTTAGAAGCATTACCACAGGACTTAGCCTAAACCAAGCAAAAACCATAATAGATGAAGCATATAAAAAATATAGCCCTCCGAAAAAAGGTTTCTGGGAAAGCGTCAAAGAACAAGCTCGGAAACAGGAAGAAGAGCGCCAAGCACTCAAAGAACGTATCAAACAGATGGACAAGGAAGGTATAGCCTATTGTCCGAAATGTTACTCTACAAACCTAACTGCTCATAAGAAGGGATTCGGTATAGGAAAAGCAATAATTGGAGCATCAATTCACCCATTAGGATTAGTAGCAGGAAATATTGGAGCTAAAAAGGTTAGAGTAACCTGTTTAAAGTGTGGTCATCAATTTTGGGCAGGAAAAAAATAATTATATATAATAATTATATATTATAACAATTTAGGTTTTTGTTTTTTTGTGAGGTTTGCTTATGTACGAGGAACTTCTTAGGGAAGCAGAAAGGGAAGGCGTTGAAGTTATTTCTTGGTCGCTTAAAGGAAATACAAAGGGCGCTTACTACAATGGTGTTATAGCTCTAAACAAAAACATTTCCACTACATCTGAAAAAACATGCGTACTGGCCGAAGAACTCGGCCATCACCACACATCCTATGGCAACATCATTGATACATCAAAGGTCGAAAACAGAAAACAAGAAGTAAAGGCCAGACGCTGGGCCGTCAGGCGGCTTGTGACACTCAAAAATATAATCAAGGCCTTTGAAGCTTGCTGCAGGAATATGTATGAGATGGCTGAGTATATGGAAGTAACTGAAGAATTTTTAAAGGACGCTTTTGCTACTTATAATGCAATGTACGGAAAATGCAAAAAGCGCGGCAATTACATAATCTATTTCGATCCACCTGGAGTTTATAAAAATTTATAAACTAACACAATTTAAAGGTAATTAGAAATAATAGTGAGAATTTGAAGATATTTTTCAAAAACTGATGTCCAAAAGAAGCAAAAAATAAAGGGAAAATATTATAATATATTGTAACATAATTATTGATGAAAGGAGGTAATGGTGCCATGGCTAAAATACCAGAAGTAGCTATAGAAAAATCTGTTCTTCTATGGGCTCTTGAAAGGTCGGGCAGAGCCTTTACAATCGAACAGAGGTTTCCAAAGCTATCTGAGTGGCTAAAAGGAGAAAGTATGCCTACTTTGCGCCAGTTAGAAGACTTGGCAAAAGCAACTTATACTCCACTGGGTTATTTTTTCCTTCCAGAGCCACCAGTAGAGCAACTTCCTATTCCATATTTCCGTACCGACAAAAATCAATTTATGCATCAATTCAGCGCTGAACTTATCGAAACCGTACAGATAATGAAACGGCGCCAGAATTGGATGCGTGATTATCTTATTGAGCAAGGTCATGACCCGTTACCTTTTGTAAATTCGGTAGATCTTGCAGAGGATCCTTCCTATGTAGCTCAGAAAATGAGAAAGACATTAGGGCTTGAAGAGGAATGGGCAGCAAAACAGCCAAATTGGACTGAAGCATTACGAGAATTGCAAATCCGCATGGAAAATATAGGCATTATTGTAGTCGTTAATAGCGTTGTAGGAAATAATACACATCGCAAACTTAATCCATCCGAATTTCGTGGTTTCGTTTTAGTCGATGAATATGCGCCTTTAGTATTTGTAAATGGTGCTGACGGAAAAGCTGCTCAGATGTTTACACTAGCACATGAGTTGGCTCATGTTTGGTTTGGTGTTAGCGCTGCATTTGATCTCCGTGATCTTCAGCCCGCTGAAGATAAAATTGAGCTAATTTGTAATATGTTAGCTGCAGAGTTTTTGGTTCCTAAGCATGAATTTCAGGAAATCTGGTCTACAGTTTCCAATAATTCTGAACCTTTTCAGATACTAGCACGCCAATTTAAGGTAAGCGAGTTGGTCGTTGCACGTAGAGCTCTTGACTTAGGATATATTACAAAAGATACATTTATAAAGTTTTATAATGACTATCAGACAAAAGAGAAAAATAAGAATCAAAACAATGATGGAGGTAATTTCTACGCAAGCCAAAATTTGCGTATCGGCCGACGTTTTGCAGAAGCTATAATCACTGCTGTTCGAGAAGAAAAACTTCTATATCATGAAGCATATCAACTTACAGGACTGTATGGAAAGACTTTTGAGCGCTATGCTGAGTCGTTAGAATTGGGGAATTTATTATGACCAGTAATACTATATTTATCCCAGATGCTAATGTTTTTATGGAAGCTTCACGTCGGTACTATGCATTCGACATAGCGCCTCCTTTTTGGGAGGCTTTAAGCGTTCATATTAAAAATCAACATATAATCATAATTGATCGTATAATGTCGGAAATAAAAAAAGGAAAAGATGAATTAGCAGAATGGATAGAAAATTTTGAATCTTTGTGTAAATCAACCGGTGAAGATGACGTTATTGACGCTTATAGAGACATTATGACATGGTCATATAACCAAACACAATTTAAACCAGAAGCCAAAAGTGAATTTGCAAGCTGTGCAGATGGATGGTTGATCGCATATGCAAAGGCAAAAGGGTTAATAGTAGTTACACACGAGGCTTTTAATAAAGAAATTAAAAAGAGAATACCTATTCCTAATGTTTGTGTAGCTTTTAATGTCCAATATATAAACACTTTTGATATGCTTCGTAGATTAGGTATTAAATTTTCACATTACAGCCAAGAAAACTAATTAACTTTATTTTTTTTATTATAACTACGAACATAAGTTCTTGCATATAGGAGGGCAACCGATGATCAAAGCAGCAGCGTACGCAAGGTATAGCAGTGACAACCAGCGCGAAGAATCAATAGAAGCTCAGCTTCGCGCTATCCGTGAATACTGTGATAGAAATGGGATCCGCCTTGTCAAGATATATACTGATGAAGCCCGGAGCGCAACAACAGATGACAGACCTGGCTTTCTGCAGATGATACAGGACAGCGCCCTGGGTCTATTTGATGCTGTTATCGTTCACAAACTGGACCGGTTTAGCCGAGATAGGTATGATTCCGCATTTTATAAGCGTCAGCTAAAGAAGAACGGTGTCAGGCTTATATCGGTTCTCGAAAACCTGGACGATAGTCCGGAAAGCATTATTCTTGAATCCGTCCTTGAGGGAATGGCCGAATATTACAGCAGGAACTTAGCCCGCGAGGTTATGAAAGGGATGCGCGAAACGGCTCTGCAATGCAAACATACCGGCGGGAAACCTCCCCTTGGATATAATGTTGCTCCTGATGGGACGTATGTAATCAATGAGCAAGAAACCAAAGCCGTAAGAATGATCTTTGAAATGTATGCTGCTGGAAAAGGATATAGCGAAATAATAAATAAATTAAACCAGGAAGGCTACAAAACACAGACAGGTAGACCGTTTGGTAAGAATAGTATTCATGACATACTCAAAAACGAGAAATATAGAGGGGTTTACATTTTTAATCGTACTGAACGGAAAATTAATGGAAAAAGGAATCATCACAAAAGT